AAGCTGCAAGAGAGGTAGACGTTCCTATTCGTTGGGGCGCGGCATGGCACATATCAAACATAGCTCAGTTTGAAGGCACTATGGAAGATGCCATGAACGAGTATGTTGATACAAGAAGGACTCAAGGACGTAGGCCATTTATTGACGGGCCACATTTTGAGCTAATGGTTTAAACCTAAGTCTAGTACAAATTGAACAAATGTGTATAATACGCTTAACAGGAGATCGCTGATGCCGTTACAAAAGCTGCAATTTCGCCCCGGTATCAACCGCGAAACTACGTCTTACAGCAATGAAGGCGGTTGGTTTGACATGGATAAAGTGCGATTTCGCTTTGGATACCCTGAAAAAATTGGAGGTTGGGTTCAACAGTCCTCTAACTCTTTTCTTGGTACGGCTCGTGCATTGCACCCTTGGGTGGCGTTAGATGGAACTAATTATCTTGGAGTAGGCACTAACCTTAAATACTTTATAAACGAGGGAACTCAGTATTACGATATAACTCCTATTCGCCTTACAACAAGTGCTGGTGATGTGGTGTTTGGCACAGGCGCTGACACGCTGGATGGGGCAGTGCTGGTTGCTGATGAGTCAATTACCTTAACTAGCTCTTCAGGGTTTCCTGCCTCTGGTTTAATTAAGATTGGAAGCGAAGAAATAACTTACGCTGCTGTTTCATCTAATACACTAACTGGTTGCACTAGAGGACAAAACGGGACTACGGCTGCGGCACACGCAGATGATGCTGCTGTTACTTGTGCGACAATCACCGTAACCGATTCCAACCACGGCGCACTAAATGGAGACTTTGTGACCTTTTCAGGTGCAGCTTCATTAGGTGGCGTAATAACAGCAGCAGTTTTAAATCAAGAATACGAGATAACTAACATTGTAAGTGACGATGTTTATCAGATCGAAGCTAGAACTGTCGCTACTATTCCCTCAATAACAACTACAGATGGTTTAAATCCAACCTTTGTGTTTGCCAATACATCAGATAGTGGCAATGGTGGAGGTTCAATCGTTGGTGCGTACCAAATCAACACTGGTCTTGACACAACCATTTCAGGAAACGGTTGGGGCGCAGGATCATGGGGTCGTGGCACTTGGAACTCTGGTGCCGACTTAACAGCCTCTGGACAAACTTTACGCATTTGGTCCCATGATAATTTTGGAGAGGACCTCGTTATTAATGTGCGGGATGGAGGACTGTTTTATTGGGATAAAAGCAACGCAAGTGGCGTTAATGGTAGGGCTGTTTCTCTTTCATCACTAGCAGGAGCGAACAAAGTTCCAACTATAGCAAAGCAAGTTATGGTATCTGATAAAGACAGACACGTTATAGCATTTGGCTGTGACCCTGAAACAGCCGAAGGAACGCAAGACCCCTTGTTAATTCGCTTCTCTGACCAAGAAAACATTGTTGAGTGGCAGTCACTTGTGACTAATACCGCTGGTGATTTACGCATAGGTTCAGGTTCCAAAATTATAACCGCTATAGAAACACGTCAGCAAATATTGGTGTACACAGATGTTTCTTTGCACGCCATGCAGTTCTTAGGACCGCCATTTACTTTTGGTATTAATTCTATTTCTGAAGGCATAACAATAGCAGGACCTTTAGCTGCAATAGCGGTAGAAGATAACGTATTCTGGATGGGCGCAGAGGAGTTTTACGTCTACGGTGGTAGCGTTCAAAGACTGCCTTGCTCTGTTAGAGATTATGTATTTACAAACATTAACACAGACCAGCTAGAGAAAGTTACTGCTGGCGTAAACTCTGCATTTGCCGAAGTAACTTGGTTTTATCCTTCTGCCTCTAGTGCAGAAAACGATAGCTATGTGACATACAACTACCAACAGAAGATATGGTATTATGGCACACTTGGTCGAACTGTGTGGCTAGATCGTGGTGTAAACGCAGACCCAATTGCGGCTGGTACAGATCATTACCTGTATTTACATGAAATTGGATTTGACGATGGAAGTACAACTCCTGTCACAGCTATTTCTGCCTTTATAGAAAGCAGTCAGATGGACTTAGGAGAAGGCGAACAATTTGCGTTTATGCGCCGTTTAATCCCAGACATGACCTTTAGAGACTCAACAGCAGACGCCCCAAGTGCTACTATGACTCTTAAAGTCAGGAACTTCCCCGGAGGAAACTATCTTGACTCTGATGCAAGTTCAGTTGCAAAGACAGCAAGCGTTCCAGTAGAACAATTTACCGAACAGGTATTTGTTCGGCTTAGAGGTCGGTCTTTCGCCTTTAGAATAGATAGTTCAAACACGGGAGTTGCATGGCGATTAGGTTCTCCAAGGGTTGACATCAGACCTGATGGGAGGCGTTAATGTCAAGAAACTTAGTTCTACCGTTCTTTCCTATACCTCCAGAGGAGTACAATCAGGAATACATGGCAGAAATAATGCGTTCATTTACTGTGTATTTGACTCAAATACAAAACCCCGGAGAGGGTCGCAACACGAATTTAACCCTTACAAACTTGCAAACAGACGATCAGGGATTAGAGCCGGGGGCTTTATTTAACTACAGAGATGCTAGTGGGATGATGGGGTTTGTAAAAATTGCTGTTGCTGATATAGCTAACCTAAGAGGCAATACAGCAACGGGCGGAGTAGGAGCAGCAACGGTGACAATATCATGACCGATACAGTTATTACATTAGAAGATGGATCAAAATGGCATCCATCTAGCAGCAAGGATACTGTTTCTTGCGCAAACTGTGAAAATGAGGTAGACACGCCAGCAGAGATTGCGTCTTACCCAGACGGTAAATGCCCAGATTGCGGTGAAAACTGGACTGGATCAGAGTCAAGAAGTACAAATATTCAGGTTACAGCGCCTGCGCAACTTTCTGGCGCAACGCTCTAGCATTTTAAAAGGACATTTGTTAACTTAAACTAAGTGGTCATGAGGTAACGCGATGCAGAACATGGAAAGATACGGAAGAAACGGTGACACAATGATGGGTCATCTTACTCCGGGCGAAACAGTTGTTCCTCAAGAGGTGCTTCAACAGAACCCTCAAGTAGCCCGTGGCCTTGGTCGTGCGTTTCAAGATGTTGGTGCTGATCCAACTCGTTACGTTGTTGGCTCTGGTACTAACAACATGAATCCCATGACAGGACAGCCTGAATTTTTCTTAGATAAAATCCTTCCTTTTTTAACAAAAGCCGCTGCAAATCCGATGGTTCAAGGCGCTGTTGGAAATGCTATTTTACGCAAAGTACAAGGTAAAGACGTTGGACTTCGTGATCTTTTGCTTGGCGGTCTTGGCGGTGCTACCATTGGTAATTTTACTGGTAGAGGCACTGGTCTTGGAGACTTTGGCAAAATGTTGGGCTTTGATGTTGATTCTGCTCAAAACGTAGCTTCAGCGGTTTCTAATGTTGGTAGCGAATCACCAGTTTCTATGTTTCCAACTGATAAGGGTGGAGCAGTAGTTGATCAATCAGTCAAAGAACTTTTAGGACAAGGAACTGCTCCAAAAATAGCGCGTGCAGAGGGTCTTTTAGGTTTGGGGGAGATGTTTAATACTGATACATCTTCAACTATTGGAAGAATTTTAAACACACCAGCAGGAGAGGCTATAGCTACTGGACTTACTCTTCAATTAGCTGATTCATTATTTAGTAAAGACGCAGACCCTGATCCAGATGGAAACATAGAAAGATTTAACAGAGGTTCTGGACAAGCTCCAGTAACCTTTGCAGAGCGCCCGTTGCGTGATGAAGAATTTTACACTGACGATCTAAACCAAGACCTAGAGGTTTTATTAGCAAATAAAGGTGGTCCAGCGTACTTCCCTCGCAGAAATGGCGGAATAATGCCAAGTGAAGGCTCTGGTACAGAAGATGACGTACCAGCCATGCTAACCGCTGGTGAGTTTGTAATGACTCGTGACGCCGTTAAGGGCGCAGGCGGTGGTAATTTAAACAAAGGTATTAATAAAATGTATGGCATGATGGATAGCCTAGAGAGGACAGCGTAATGTCAGATGTGACCAGTACAGTAATCAATCAAAGGCCAGCCTATATTCAAGGTTATGACGAGGCTTTACTACAACGTATCTTTGGCGCTGACGATGGAACTGGACAGTTTACAGGAGGTCTTATTGATGATCCTGAACTTTTCCAGCAACTAGATTACACTCAAGGTGCAGACACAACTGGATTACAAGCTGCTGTTGCAGGCGGTCTTGACACAGATCAAGAGCGCCAAGACTTTATGGATCGCTACGCTCCTTACTTCACGGATGCAGAAGGCAAGCCACGTTTCCTACCAGAAGCTGGCAAAGCAATGGGTAAAGGCGAAGATACAATCTCTACTGCTTTGTCTGATTATATTCCAGATGCAAAAGGTTATTTAGACAAGGGCGTGGGTTCAGTAGATGCAAAAGGCATTTTTGACACTGAGCTAAGTGGAGCTAAAACAAGAGCAGATCAAGGAACAGATGCTTTTGACACACAGTCAAGAGCCGAATCTTTGTTGGGAGATGCCCGTAGCGCAGTTAAAGGCGGTCTTGGTCAATTCGATGCTCAAGATTCTTTTGATCGCAGAACACAACGCGCTGAAGCACTTACTGATCAAGGTCTAGGTAAGTTCGATCCATCATCTGTTGATGAGTTTATGAACCCATACCAAGAAAAAGTTATGGACGCAGCCTTAGCTAAAATTGATCGTGAAGGCTCAAAGATGCGTCAGGCTGGTGCCGCTAAGGCAATCGGTGCAGGAGCGTTCGGTGGCTCTCGTTCAGGCGTTCAGGCCGCAGAAACAGAAAGAGCCATTGCAGAGCAAAAGCAAAACACCATAGCTGGATTAATGTCTCAAGGTTACGACAAGGCTCTGAAAAGCGCTGCATCCGCTGATGAAGCTGCTCGTAAGCGTGCTTTGCAGGGTTCTAGTCTTGCTGGTCAACTTGGCGTTCGTGGCTCTGCTGCTGAACAAAAATCTTTTGAAGACGCTGCAAAGCGTGGCATAGGTGCGGGTCAGCAACTTGGCGCTCTTGGTTCCACACAGCTTGGCACAGAAGCAAAGACATTTGCAGATGCCGAAACTCGTATGCTTAAATCTGCTGAGATATACCGCAATATGGGCCTATCAAGCGCTGAAGCTCAAGCTCGTGCGCAAGAAGACGCTTTCAAGCGCAACTTAGAAACTGGTCGTTTAACTGGTGGCCTTGGTCAAACTGTAGGTCAGTTAGGTGGAGCGCAAGCAAATATTGGTCAGGGGTATGGTCAGTTGGCGGGTACGTCTTCTAACATTGGCGCTAACTACGCTGGTATTGCTCCTGCTGACTTGAACTTCATGTACGGACTTGGCGGCAAAGAACGTGCTTACGATCAACAGCGTCAGGACTTCAATCGTGCAAATGTCAACCTTAATACAACAACTGCACTCGCTCCTTACAGTTATGGTCAAAACTTCTTAACAGGATCGCCATCTGCATCTATGTACGGAAGCTTTACCCAAGCGCCAAGCAGCGCACCTAATCCTTTCCTTCAAGGTGTTGGAGCTTACGCTACATACCAAGGTATGAATCAATAAGGAGCTATCATGGCTGAAGAATCATTATTTCAGAGACAGTTCAATTACATGGCAGACTTAAAAAATAATCCTGCGATGGAAGGGATTATGAGCGCGTTTGGTAGCGCACCAGAAGCTGTAAGCGCAATAGCTGATATGAAAGACAGAACTGTACCTGCAAATATAGGTGACGCACTTATTCAGCAAGGAATAAATATTATTCCTAATATTGCAATAGGCGCTGAAAAAACTGCCGATGCCCTTAAAAATCTTCTTGAGTCTGATTCTTCGCTTGTAAGAGGATTAAAGGATGGAACAATTTTAGAGCAAGACCTACTAGACAGTGGTTATGACTTTAGGGGATTAGACTTAGTTGATATTTTAGGTCCAAATTTTGGGGACTCTTCTATTCAAAATCTTACTCTTCCAGATGGAACACCTGCATTTGACAAGGTTGGACCCGGACAATCAAATATATTTGACCCAACAGGAGAAGGATTATTTAAAGACCAAAACGAAGAAATTCAGTACCTACTAGACAATGCTGATGAAGCTGCAAATTTTGGTTATCTTGATGTTACACAATTTGATGTAGAACAAGAAGAAAAACGTGAGGCTGCTGCTAAAAAATTCAGATTGCAAGAAGAAGAACTTGTAAATTCTCAAGGTGGCTTAGGGTCTATGACTGTTGCAGAATCTGACAAAATTAAAAAAGAATCTATTGAGTTGACTCAAAAAGATGCAGAAGCAGGTTTTATGGCAGCAATGGACGATTTCTTTGAAGGCGCTCGTGGCACAGGTCCCGAAATGCCCAAGAAGAGAACTATAGAACAATATAAGGAAGCATTTTCTGAAGCTACTGGAATTGATGTAAGTGGCAAAGTAGATAAAAAAGCATTTTTAATGTCTATAGGTCTTGGTCTTTTACAAAACAAAGCTGGGAAAAATTTTGATATAAGCAAAATAGCTGAAGAAACTGGAAGGGTTATAGAAGAAGCGTTACCTGCATTGGAAAAAGCCAAGGAAAGTGCGCGTCAAGGCGCTCTTGCTGGCGGTAAATTCGCATTGCAAACTGAGTCTGCTGACAAAGCAGTTCGTGCGGCTGCTGAAGAAAAAATGTTAAATAGAGACAGATATTGGGTTTTCAAAAAAGGCACAGCAGATAAGCCATTTGAAGGATTTGACGTAGGCCAGTTTGAAAGTTTAAATAAATACGAACTTGATAAACTTATGAAAGACCCAAAGTTTCAAGAACAGTTTGATTTTATTTCTTACGAAGACCGTTTTGAAATATTAAAAGCTAAAGTTGAAGCTGAAAATATTGATTATGGTGATCAGTGGAGCAATGATTTAAAACAAGTGTCTTTAATTGGTGGATTAGCAACCGACCTACCTCCCGCCTTGCAAGTTGCGGCTGTTGCTGAAGATTCAAACTTTAAAGGAAAATCTACAAGTAAATATAAACTTCAGGAAGGTGAAGAAGGCGTAAAAAGGCGTTTAGTAGATTTTCAAAAAGAAATTATTAAAAACGAAGAAGTGTTATCAGAACTTATTAAAAACATACAAGAAGGCATTAGCATACCTGAACAATTTATTGGAAAAGTAAAACAAATAGGAATAAGTTTTGGTCTTGATTTAGATACATCAAGTACAGCAGCGGCACAAAAGGAGTTAGCAAATGTCGCAATTGATAATGTTTTAGCAATTTTAAAAGAGTCTGGAAGAACTATATCTGAAGGCGAACGCAAAAGAGCCGAGCAACGTGTGGGTGAGGTTAAAATGAGTTTGTATGGTTCAGACCCTAAATTAGTTTTAAAACAAGTAGAATATGTATATAATATGGTTGTTGGTAATGCTCAAAAAAAATTAGACACTGCTGTTTCTGGATTTGAAGAAAATTTTGGATTTGAAATCATTCCTTCAAACCCATCTAATTCTAAACAATCACCTATAACAAAAACAGAACTTAATGAATTTAATACAATGTATGGAACTGACTTCACTATGGAAACTTTTCCAAAGGATTAATTAAAAATGACGCCTCAAGAACAGCTAAGACTTTTAAGAGCTTCAAAAGACGAAAATATTGCAGCGTCTAAAAAGTTACAAATTATGAGAGCTATAAAAACAGGTGAGGGTGATATAGACTCTATTCTTGGCACCCCTAATGAAGAAACAAATCCTCTTGGAATGAGAAGTGCAAAATCATTTGAAGAATTATTAAATTCTTCAACAAATAGAGACAAGGGTTTTGATTACGAAACTGGTGCTGGAAGTGGACTTCGAGCAAAGTTGTCATTTATGGAAACTGCTGAAGAAAAAGAAAAATTGCTTCGCAGGCTTGTTGGCGAAGATGGTTTTACAAAAGACTCAGAAGGTTTATTGGCTTTAACTGAAATTGGTCAGTTAAGTCAAGGTATGAAACCTATTGGGAAAAACCTTGTTATTGAAGATGAGGGACTTAGTTTTGGTGACGTAGCTGATCTTGCTGGATTAGTTCCTGAAACAGCAGGCGCGGTTATTGGTGGTATTCTTGGCGCTCCGGGTTTGTTCACAGGGGCCGTTGGTGCCTCTGCTGGTGCCGCCGCAGGTCAATCCGCTGAAGAATACATAGAAAACTTGTTAGGTTTACAAACTCAATCTGGCATAGAAGTAGCAGCAGACGTGGCAAAAGAAGCTGCTTTAGCTGGTACTTTTGATTTTGCTGGAAATCTAATATTTAAAGCAGGAAAAGCTGCATTTGGGTTGGCTGGTAGAGGCGTTAAAGCAAGCACAGCGGCTGGTCAAGCAACAGAGTCACAACAGGCCGCAGGATTACGCGCTCTTAGAATTTTAGATGCGGGTGGTCTTCCCGGTGCAGAAGCTGCTGGATTAGGCCCTGTTGCCTCTAGGCTGTCTGCAACCTCAAGAAATATATCAGGAAGTGAAGATCAAGCTATAAAAAACATTTTCTTTGCTAGATCGCAAAAAGACAAACTTTTAGAAGATGCTGGAGTGGGTAGCATAGATGAAGTTGCAGATGTAATAAAAAATTCTACTCCTGACAAAGCAAATAGATTAAACAAATCTCTTTTAGACGCACAGGAGTTGTCTGCTAAGGCTTTAGATGACGCACTTGGTGTTTTAAGTAAAGCGGTAGATGAAGGCGTTGATGTTGGAGATGATCTTTTAACTCAATTAGTTGGTGGTTATGATAACTTTGTAAAAGAAGCGAACGTATGGTATCAAGGCGTTGACGATACACTTTCAAAAATTAAAAAACCTATTACTATAGGTAAAGGTACAAGCCGTAGAACCATTACTCAAGAAGGCGGCGAATTACCAATTTTTGATATATCTCACTTAAAAACTCAATATGACGATGTAATAAGCATTGATTACGATGGAGTTGCAGAGCTTGCACCCGAAGCTTTCAGCGCTTTTGGAAATGTTTTAAAGAAATTAAATGCTAATACTGCGGATGGCTCTAAAGCAGGATTTACATCTTATAGGGGTCTTCGTTCATTTCGTAAAAACATCAACGATGCTTTGTATGATAGAAGTATGGGTATAGGAAACACAACAGAAAGAAAGTTATTAGCAGAGATGAGAGATTCTGTTGATGAAATGATGCAAGGCGCTCTTCCAGTAACCCTTAAAGGCTTAACTGACACTGAAGGTAAAATAATTAAACAAGCTCTTAAAAAACATAAAATTGCTCAAGCGAATTATGCTAAAGAGATAAAAGTTCAAGAAAAATTAGAAAAATTAAGTATTTTAAGAAATGTTGGTGAGGCTGGCAAAGATGTTAAGCTTGTAGCGGGACAGAACTTTAATGCTATAATTTCTAGACCAGATCGCATTAAGGCTGTTTTAGAAGCTGTAAAAAGAAATTCAAAACTTGCTGGAGTAGAAGACGGTTCAGAAGGAGTTCGCAGGTCATTAGCTAGGCAATATTTAGACGATGCCTTAACTAACGCAAACAAAGATTCTTTAGACCCTACTTCTTTTAATGGAGTCAAATTTTATGACTCAATTAAAAAAATAAACAAATCAGGTGTGGGCAAAGAGTTGTTTGGTGAGGATTGGAATCAAGTTCAATCTTTAGCTAAAGCTGTATCTTACAATGGCATTAAAAAAATTGACGAATCAATTATGCAAAAAGTTATTCAACAGAATCCCGGTGATGATGTTGTTATAACTTTAAAAAATGTTTTAGATGCTCAAATTGATTTGCAAAAATCTCAATCTTCTAAAGTTTTAAACGATTTAGCTAATGGCAAATTAGATGCAGAAGACGCAGCAATATCTATATTAAATCCAAATTTAGGAAATTCTCAAATAAAATCAATTCTTGAATTTTTTGAAAGTGACCCAGTTGCTAAAAAAACGATACAAGATGCAATACTTAGAAATGTGTTAGGTGCTGTTGATGACAAGATATTTATTAGTGAAGCTTCTGCATTTTCTCTTAGAAACGCTATAGATGCTTACAAGCCCGGAGTTTTAAAAACAGTTTTAGGAAAAGAAAAAATGGAAGGTCTTGAGCAACTTGCTGATGATCTAGTATTTCTTAAAGACACAGGGAGCAGAGGTGCTGGTGCATTGGCTGCTGAAGCGATTCGTACAGGTTTAATTACTTCTCCAATGAAAAATGCAACAAAAGTTGGGAGGTTTAAACTTTTAGATCGCCTTATCAACAGCCCAGATACTATGAGAAAATCTTTAGAACTTCGTACTGGAGCAAAAACACCTCAACAAGTTTCTGATGCTATTGCTATGCAATTTAATGAAGCAGCCGCACGATCAACTGGATCACAAATTCCAATGACCGAAAATGTAGCACAAATTGGACAGCGTATAGGTTCTGGATTGGGAACTATAAATCGTGCTAAATCTGCTGTGAGACAGGGTGGAATAAGAGCGATTCTTGCAGATCAAGAAGCTCGTGGAACACGCCCACCTATGATTGATATTCCTACAGTTAATCAGCCGATAGCTACTGATGTTCAAGTTAGAAAAAAAGTTAACCCAAGAATTTCACAACAACAAATAGATTTACGAGAACGCGCAAAGTCTAATCCGTATGTTGCATCTACATTATTAGGCGGTCTTGGAAGTGCGGGTCTGCTCTAGTCCTCTAAAACAGAAGACAGGCCACCGATACCAACTGCGGCTGGCGCTTGATAAACTTGGTTGCCCTTGACACGAGATTCAATGTTTTCGTATGTTTCGTTAATCATACGAGAAAGCTGACGCCCTATAGAACGGTCTTCGTGCGTTGCTATAAAAACTAACTTATCGTATGCTTCAATCGAAACACCTACGGATTTGTATTTTCCGGGGTTTGGCATGGTGAGGTTCCTTCCCATAAATGACTTTCCCTACTGTATATAATCCCAAACTGCGTGGGTCAAGGCCCAAGTATGGAAATAAAAAGGTTGTTGTTCAAGGCATTAAGTTCGATTCCAAGTGGGAAAGCCAGAGGTATCTATACCTCAAGTCGCTTGAGCGTGCTGGAACAATCAAAGACCTTGAGCTACAGGTTAGGTTCAACTTAGAAGTTAATGGTCAGAAGATATGCGCCTATGTTGCTGACTTCTGTTACAACAGAGAAGACAAGGATGGCGTGTGGCATTATATTGTTGACGATGCCAAGGGTGTTGAGACGCCTGAGTTTAAGCTGAAGAAGAAGTTGATGAAGGCTTGTCTGGGGATTGATATTCTGTTGTCGAAGAAGGGGGGCTAGGCCCCCCCAATAATTATTTACATTTGGCGATGTGCGCCTTTAGTTTCTTGGCAATACTGTCAAAGTATTTGCCCCCTGCTAAAATCGTAGGCTCATCATCCCAATGACCCTCACGATAGTCAATTTGAGCGCGGTTATCCACATCACTGTGGAAGATGCCCATAATATCAACATCAACCTGAGTTGATGGCTTGATATTCCCAGACAAGAAGTCATCTAGGAAAGCAACGTACTGATCTTGTAGAGCCTGCGGCTCTATATTGTCAGCACACTCAATGAAGTGTGAAACTTCACTGGAGGTGTAGTCAGGCTTTCCGCGAAAGCTGACCCCGAATGGAATGGTATTAGGCATGGCGTACTCCTTTCAGAGTATTAGAGAAATAGAAGGAAACCTTCGTCTGTGTTAATACCACTATATCCCATACCAAGTGGGAAGTCAACACCTAAAATAAAAAAAATTATCTAAATAAAAAAATATTTTTTAAAAAACCCACTTGACAGTCACCCACACTGTATGGTTATAGTTGGGACTCTAGTAACAAGCGGAAAGGAAACGACATGGAAAGTCGTGATATATTTGAAGTTAGAAAAGTTCTAAAAGCATCTATGGCTGATCTCAAGGATCAGTTAAAAGAAGTAGAAGATAAACTGTCATCTACATATCTACCAAAAGCCAAGGAGTTACTTGGTTATAATGGTGAAGACTTTGGCACCGTAAACATCTCTCATGGTAACGACATAATAAAAGCAGTTGTCTCCAAGAAAGTAACATGGGACCAAGAGCTTCTTCGTGAGGCTTTGTCTAAACTGTCTGAGGAGGACGCAAGGCATTACGGCAAGCTTACCTTTGCTGTTGAGGAACGTAAGTTCACAGCCGCACCTCCTGCAATAAAGCGGATGTTAGAAGATTGCCGCACCACAGAAATTGGTAGCTTCAAAGTAGAACTGGAGACATAAAATGGCACTACAAATTATAACAGCCGATCAGCGTATGGCTGAGAAAAAAGGCCACAAGATCGTGGTATGTGGTGCAAGCGGTGTGGGTAAAACCACACTCGCTCGTACTCTTAATGCACCTACAACTTTGTTTATGGACTTAGAAGCAGGTGATGCAGCTATCGAAGGGCATCCTATTGATGTCGTTCGTCCTCGTACATGGGCAGAGTGTCGTGATCTTGCCTGCTTCTTGGGGGGAGCAAACCCATCTCTGGCTGAAGATCAGCCTTACAGCGAATCGCACTACAACTATGTAGCGCAGATTTATGGGGATGGCGCAGAGCTTTGGCAAAAGTACGACACTCTGTTCGTGGACTCAATTACTGTAGCAGGGCGTTTGTGCTTTCAGTGGTGCTTACAGCAGCCAGAAGTGCGCTCTGAGCGTTCTGGCAAGCTAGACACTCGCGCTGCTTATGGATTGCATGGTCGTGAGATGATGTCATGGCTAACGCACATTCAGCACATTCGTTCTAAGAACGTGATCTTCGTGGGTATTCTTGACGAAATCACTGACGAGTACGGACGCAAGCAATACAGCTTGCAAATCGAAGGCAGCAAGACAGGGCGCGAATTGCCCGGTATTGTTGATGAAGTAATTACTATGGCAATACTAACAGGTGATCACGGCCAATATCGTGCATTTGTGTGTCAGCCTCTAAACGAGTGGGGCTATCCAGCAAAAGATCGCTCTGGTAGGCTTGACACAATCGAAGAGCCACATCTTGGAAAGTTAATGGAAAAGATGGAAAGTGGTTCAAACAAAACAGATGAAGAATTAATCTTTGTCGATCCAACAACTCAAAATTCTAGCGAAGGAGAAGTATAATGCTTAATTTTAACAACGTCCCACAGGACGAAAATGCACCAAGTCAAGAATTCTCTATCATACCAAATGGTACTGTTGTTCGTGCTGTTGTTCTTGTCCAGCAGGGAGACATAGAAATCCCTGAGTTTGGTCAAGGCCAATGGTTTAAGAGGTCAGCGTCAACAGCGGCTAAGTGGATGAACCTAGAGTTCACTATCATTGGTGGTCAATATGATCGCCGTAAGTTTTGGCACAGCGTCTTTGTCGATGGTGATAAGATGGGGCCAAGCGGTATGCCACAAGCTAAAGAGATTGGTCTTCGTACATTGAAGTCCGTTGTCGAAAGCGGAAGGGGTATTAGTCCTGCGGATATGTCTCCACAAGCACAACAAAACCGAAACATCTCAGGTATGATGGACTTGAATGGCATGGAGATTTGTGCAAAAGTTGGCGTCAAGAAAGGTACAAACGGCTACAAGGATAGCAATCAGCTAATGGTAGCGTTAACGCCTGACAATAAAGATTATTTGCCTCAAGGCAGTGTTCCTATGCAACAAACTACAATACCCGCACAGGCATCTGCACCACAAGCTCCTGCACAACCTAGCGGTGCAGTTCCTTCTTGGGCGCAAAAGTAATCTAGCGGCAGGGCCATTCCGCGCCTGCTAGAACTCGCACAGGGGGGGCGAGGCCGCTAACCCCCCAACTATTCTAGCAAATAGGTGTAATTATGTTATTAAGACCTTATCAAGAGGTTGCTGTCTCTGATGCTTGTACGGCGTTAGATAAGCACAAAAATACTCTCATTGTCGCTCCAACGGGCGCTGGCAAAACAATCATGCTTTCTGCCCTTGTTGGCGAACGTCACAAGAAGGGCAAAAGAATTTTAATTGTTCAGCATCGTGACGAACTTGTTAATCAAAACAAAGAAAAGTTTGAACGGATAAACCCTTACATCACGACAAGCATTGTTAACGGGACAGTTAAGCATTGGGACGGTGATGCCGTGTTCTCAATGATTCAAACAATGTCACGCGACAGGAACCTACGGAATCGCCCTAAGTTCGACATGGTTGTGATTGACGAGGGCCACCATGCAGCGGCTCCTACTTACACAAAAGTAATTGATGCAGTGCGTGAGGATAACGATAAAGCTGAGATCGTAGGTTTTACAGCAACGCCCAATCGTGGCGATGGTAAAGGCTTACGCTCTGTATTCAACAACTGCGCACATCAGATTGAATTAGCCACACTGATTCGTGAAGGCTTTCTAGTACGCCCTAAAAGCTACGTCATTGATCTTGGGGTGGGTGAACAACTAGACCAAGTTACAAAGCGCGGCAAAGAATACGATATGGAAGAAGTGGCGGCTATCATGGATCGCCAAGTCATTAATGATCGTATTGTCTCTGAGTGGAGAGAGAAGGCAATGGATCGCAAGACTGTTGTGTTCTGCTCAACTGTAGCACACGCGGAACACGTTTGTGCCGCATTTGTTGTGGCAGGCGTAAGAGCCGATTATGTAACAGGTGAGACAGACAAAATAGAACGTGCAGATATGCTTAACAATCTTGAGTTTGGTGATCTGCAAGTTATCGTCAACGTGGCAGTCCTGACAGAAGGCTTCGATGCTCCACCCGTATCTTGCATCATTCTAACGCGCCCATGTTCTCAAAAGGGTACAATGGTGCAAATGATTGGTCGCGGTCTGCGCATACTTGATCCTGAGATATACCCAGACATTATAAAGACTGACTGCGTTGTCATGGACTTCGGCACATCAATAATCACTCATGGCGGTTTAGATGATTCAGCGAACCTAGATGGGTCAGATAGGTCTGTAGGCGGAGAAGCGCCCACTAAGATATGTCCAGAGTGTGAAAGCGAAGTGGCATCGAACACACGCATCTGTCCAATCTGTGAGCATGAGTTTGAGCGTAAGGTAAAAGACGCATTAGAAAACTTTGAAATGACCGAATACGATCTCATGCAAATGTCTCCATTTATGTGGATTGATCCGTTTGGTCAGGGAACAGCTATGATGGCTACAGGCTTCAGTGGCTTCGCTCTGGTAGGCAGTGTTGGAAAATACTGGATAGCTATTGTAAAGGCCCAACACGGGCGTCCTAGAATAGTCTCCATTGGCGAGAAGGTGCAGGCAATGGCGGCTGGAGATGATTTCTTGCGTGAGGTCGAAGACAGCAATGCGGCGAACAAGTCAAAGCGCTGGTTAAACGAAGCGGCAACAGATAAGCAAAAAGATTTATTGCGTAGATATAACGTAGAAATTAACGCGATGGATTTCTCTTGGACGAAGTATAAAGCGGCTTGTTGCTTAGGGTACTATTTTAATAGTGAAAAAATTGATAAGGTAATTTCAGGGCAATGGAAGAAACTAAAGGGAGAAGATCATGAATAGAGGTGAAATATTAGATACGGCAAAGCAGTATGTAATCAAAGATCGCCATAACGAACACGGCGATTTAGAAGAAAATTTCGATAAGATAGCTGATTTGTGGAATTGCTATTTAGAAGGTTCTTACATCAGCGTTACAGATGTTGGGGTAATGATGGCACTTCTAAAAATTGCTCGTGTCAGATCGAACCCCAAAAACATTGATAATTTTGTGGATGGTGCTGGTTATCTTGCGTGTAGTGGAGAGCTTTCGAGCAAGTAATTTTATTTTAACGAGGAGACAGTACATTGAGCGAAGTTGATACGGCACCAATGCCCATGAAAGAATTGGCGTTTATACTTGGAAAGTTTGGTTGGGACACAAAGTTCTCTGATCTTACAGAAGAACAAGTGCAAACACTTATATTTGGAATACAGGAATCTAAACGTCTAGCAGCGGAGATTGACATTGGAACACTCGAAGACACCTACTTTAAGTCAACAGGCACTTGGCCCTCTACTTCAATCCCGTTCTAGGGTTGATCCGGTAGCAGACAGTATCAAGGAAGCTGTAGATAAAGCTATCGTTTCTAACGAGACAAAAAGGGAGCGCAGAAAATACATCGGCGCTTCAAGCATCGGTGATGAGTGTCAGAGAAAAATACAGTATCGTTACCTGAACTACGCTATAGACCCTGACAAAGCATTTACGGCACGCACGTTGCGTATCTTTCAGTTTGGGCATGAGATTGAAGACTACGCCGCTAAGTGGCTCAGGGACGCTGGTTTTGATCTGCGCACAGAAGATAAGGGCGGTGAACAGTTTGGATTCTCAATAGCTGATGGCGAGATCAAAGGACACATAGATGGTGTTGTTTGTGATGGTCCTGTCGCTATGGATTATCCTAGCCTATGGGAGTGCAAGTCAGCTAACGACAATAAGTTTAAAGGCTTTGTTCGCCACGGCGTTGCAAAAGCTAACCCAGTATATGCAACTCAGATTGCTCTATATCAGACCTATATGGAGCTTAATGAAAACCCTGCATTGTTCACTGTGGTTAATAAAAACACTTCTGAAGTTTATTACGAGCTTGTTCCGTATGATAATAATCTCGCTCAAAAAGCGAGTGACAGGGCGGTAAACATATTGACTGCATCAAAAGCTGGTGACATTCTACCTCGTATCGCTCAGAGTAAAGATTTCTTCCTATGCAAGTTTTGTGAATTTAGACAAACTTGTTGGAAAGCGTAATTAATGTGAGGTGCGCTTGGTCGGCGGCACCCCACATTTAGTAGTCAGGTTGGGTATAGGGGCAAGATAATGAATGTTTTAAGGTTTGGCAAGACAACAAGTGAAGTTGCAGAGCGTATTTCAAGGGAAGTTCCTCGTAGTGTCCAATTAAGCGCACTACTCGAAACATACCCAGAAGGGGTGCAACGCGGCAAAGAATTTTTTATTGGCTCCCTAAATGGTGAAGCTGGTAAGTCTCTGCGGATAAATATTGATATTAGCAGTCCTTGGTTTATGACAGGCAAAGACTTTGAGTCTGGTGATGGTATCGGTGGTATATGTAAAGTCTTCAAAGAAGGGCGAGGATATTCTCTCGCTGAGTCAATAGAATACTTTAAAGATTATATGCCCTCAGATTACGTTGCCCCACCTGAAAATGTTGTTAAGCCGAACAAAGAAACTCCACCACAAGTTGTAACTCTACAACCCGAACAAAAAACATCTATTAACCCAAGCACACCTTTTGAGGAAGAATATAACTATACAGACGCAGATGGCGCAATAATAGTATCGGTTCGTAAATACTATGACCGGGACGCAAGTGGAGGAATTGTTCGGGACAACTCTGGAAAACCTAAGAAACAATTTCGTCAATTCATGAATGGTCGGCAAGGTGTTCCTGAGCCAAGACCTCTGTATAATATCCCGAACATTTTAGAGGCCAACAAAATTATATGGGTTGAAGGCGAGAAATGCGCTGATGCTTTAAACGCGCTGGGCTATACCGCAACTTGCACAATAGGTGGTGCAGGGATGCTGTCTGAGAATACTGCAAGCAAGTTCGACTTCTCGCATCTGCGTAACAAAGACGTAATCTTATGGCCTGATAATGATGATGCTGGCAAAAAGCTGGCGCGTATTGTCGAAGCTCAAGCGAAAGCAGCGGGTGCTAAGTCCACCATGATGCTTAAAATACCCTCTACTAAAGAAGAAAAGTGGGACGCGGCTGATGCAATAGAAGAAGACTTTAACATAGAAAAGATGTTGAAGACTAATGCAAGCAAGATCAAAAAGCCAATTAGCCTAATAGATAATAGCCTATTAATTAACGAATACTTTGTTGGCTCTGCACCTGAGCAAAACTTTCTTATTGGCGATACAATACCTCTTGGCGTGCCATGTGTCTTTGCGGCGGCTGGTGACAGTGGTAAAGGCATGATGACACTTGATCTAGCCATGAAGGTAGCGTCAGGGGCAACAATGCAAAGCGCATTTGGCGGTCTGGTCGCAGAGCATGGTGACGTAATCCTAATCACTGCGGAAGACGATAAAGACGAAATGCACAGGCGTATCTCTAGGCTTGATCCTAGTAAATACCGCGAACATTATGAACACAAATTGCGCGTGCTACCACTTCCAAACCTTGGCGGTGTGTTTCCAATTATGCAGAAGTTCGACAACTCGTATCTAATGGGCGAAGAGTTCTCTCGCATCTATGACCAAATGTTGGAAATGGATACCCTAAAGCTGATCGTTATTGATCCTATGGCATCGTTTGTTCACGCTGATGTTAACGCTGATCCAGCGGCGGGTGCCGCGTTTATGAGCCTATTAGCACAGATGGCAACAGAAACAGGGGCTACAGTCATGGTTAATCACCACATGGCTAAGATTAGAGACAATGATCCTGTCACAACCCCAGAACAAGCGCGTAACCTCATTCGTGGTACATCTGCTATTGTCGATGGCGTGCGCTCTGCGTTTGCAGTCTGGTCTGTTGACGAAGGAACAGGCAAGGAAAGGTGTAAAGATTTAGATATAGAATACACAAGAAACGGCGTTTTCGATGGGGCTGTTGTTAAATCAAACGGGCCAGCTAATCGTGAAATAAGACACTTTATTCGTAATCCTGAAACGGGATTGCTGGAAGATCGTTCTGTAGATATTCGATCTCTGGCTATGTCTCCAACAGCGCGTGATCGTGTAAAACATATTGTTGATTTCGTTCGTATCAGAGAGAATGATGGTCGTGCCGTAAGCCAAGGTGGTGGTGTTGATGGCTTGCATACAGCGGTTAACGAATCGCAAGAAATTGAGCCATGCGTTATTGTTCTTAAAAATGCTGGAGAAAAATCAACCATAAATAACTCAATTAAAGAAGCGTTGAAAATGGGACTGATCCGTAAATATGCGCTGTCTCTTGGCGGCCCAGAAAAATGGCTTGGAACTATGGATGGTCCATTCTCTCGTGGCGAATATGAACGTCAAACAGGACGCGATAACATTTGACATGAAGTGGGAGTATATGGTATATATACCATTATATATAGAGGAGGAGAGCAATGGAAAACAAGAAGTTAAACCAGTTTCAGGAGAGTGAATTAAAATACCTGAAACAACAGGTTGACAGGTTACAAGAAGAAGACCGCAGTGACGTTCACCCAAACGCAAAAAATGATCTTTGGGTGGCGCGTGACCAGCTAAACGATTTCGTTCAAGAAATGAGAAAAGCGGGAGTAAACATATGATTTCACTTTACGAAGAAACCTATGCTTGGAAGTTTAAAAAACAAGTTCAACAAGATAGAATTGATAACCCAAAACTTAAAGCACCAATAGTTAAAAAATTTAGCTCTGAAGACGCGGCAAGGTTTGGCGCTATGAATAAGCTCCCCAAAAAAGAGCTAACTAAGCAAGCTAAAAAAATAAACGAAATGATGTGCCTTGGTCTAAAGCGCTGGCAAATAGCAAAAATAATGGAAAAAAGCGAAGACTGTATTCGTAAAACTGAAAAGCGTTACAATCTTCCCTTAAAATAAATTTTGAGGCTGATAAGGATTTGGAATACCTTGATAGGTTCCATATCCGCCTTGGCTTTGCATCATACCATAACCACCATATTGCTGAGGATAGGGCATGGCTTGCTGATACGGGCTTTGGTACGGCTGGTAACTAGGCAACGGCATCCTATAACCCTGAGCAGGCATACCACCAGAACCAAAAGGGCTAGTTGATTGTGGTTGCAATGAAGACATAATTCCCTGCGGTTGCGATTGTGGTATTTGAGGTAAACCACCAAACAAACCCATCCCTGTCGGGTAACCACCACCAATTCCCCTTTGAAGGTTTTCTATAGATTTGTCCTGTTCGCTGTAATTAAACGAACGAGGATCGTTCGGGTTGTTACCAGCGAAGTTAATCTCTTCCATAGTAGGTAACGCTTGAGGCTCTTGATACTCACCAGCGTAACGAGGATCGTTCGGGTTCTCTGCTTTGAGCATATCAAATTCTTCACGAGAACCAGAAGCGGGACCAGTGCTAGGAACAGGACGCATAATATCATCCCCTTGCTCTATGGGGCCACGACCAAGAAGGCCATCAGTACGGCTATAACCACCAAAAATCTCAGCAAGACCTGTCTCAGGATTTATACGCGCAAATGAACTCATGAGTTATGTCTCCAAAAGGAAATTATTCGTGTTATATCACTTTTCTGCCGCCCGATCAATAGACCTATCACCCATGTAAGCATCAACAACCATCATCATGAAAAACGGCAAATCATTCGGATGTAAACCTAAGCCAAACAAAAGTTCGACTACCAAATTACGCATCTCAGGCATAGAAATAGTTTCGGGCATCTCTTGCAAGACACCCGAAATAATTACCTCTATTCTTTCTGGACTTAATCGCTCTTGGCTAATAGCCATAAGTTATTCCTTCCTACAGGTATGTTGGCGTTAAATAGCTAAAAATAAATCTGGCATTGAATATTCAATTTGTTGCTTTGCTATATTAAAATAATCAGAGTTCATTTCTATTCCTACAAAGCTCATCCCAGCTTTTACGCTCTCTACCCCAGTTGTTCCTAAGCCCATAAAAGGATCGCACACAACGTCTCCTTTTTTCCCAAAATTATCCAACATAAACCTTGCTGCTTCTGGATGCATGACAGCTCTGTGAATTTTTTTGTGTGGGTTTGATGAGTAAACAGGTGTTGTAAAGTGGTTTAAAGTATATGTTTTATTAGCTTTAAGAGATTTGTTTTTTTTAGACAAAACTAAAATGTACTCATATGCATTAATCAAATGTGGGTTTGGCATAGGATTTGACTTTTTCCAAATCAACACTTCAATTATTTGCTCAGAAAAAATACCCATAATTTTGTGTACATCTTTTTTATTATAACTGTTTTTTTGAATGTTGTAGAACACGTTTCCATTACAAATACGCAAACAATCATTGATAGATGTCTCTAAAAATTTAACGTAGTTGTTAACAATGTCGGTATGATTGTTATATTTATCATTTCTTTTTCTGTTATATGGAGGTGAAGTAACCACCATATCAATTGAATCTGGTTTAATTTCTTTGATAAGATCAAAGCAATCTCCCAACATTAAATTAATCACTTTTTAATCCTTTCTTTGGCCTTTGCTTGGGCCTGATACTGACCTTTATTGCAACAGGCTTCTCATAAGAATAAAAAATATGAGTGCCAATACGAGCCAACCTATATAGTTTCTTACGCCAAACAGGACGAACCTTTGTAGTATGAAAATGATCTGCGGCTATCGGCGGCAAAAAACTAGGGTCTGATAAAGACTTAAAAGCAATATCCTTAGATTGCTCCCATGCTTCCTGATCCCTTGGAATAGGCACAAGTCCATTGCGAACAAAAGAAAACTGCTTTGGTTGCGCGATAACACTGCAAACATCATCTGGAAACCTTTTGGATTCCACACGATTAACAATTACACGCGCTACCATAAGCTGGCCGACTTTAGGTTCTCCCCTCGCCTCATGATAAAGCGCTAAAGCCAAACACAATTCTGCTATCACTTCTCAATGTCCAATTTGTACATCCAATTTTGTAAAACTTGGTAACTTTTTAAACCTAATAAATTAGCAGCATTTTTTAGGTTTTTACTTTTGTCAATAGCTCTCCTGATGTAGTCACGCTTTACATCGTCAAGAGCAGAGTGAACATCGTAATGCTCCTCATACCGATCAAGAGGTAAATACCCCTCAAACTCATCGCGTAACTCCTCCAAATCAGATTGCGTTGTTATGCCCGTTAACCTGTCAAGCAAGTAACGAAACGTAGGTCGATCTGTCATTACCAATTCCTCCCGAAGACTTTTGCAAATACTTCGTCGAGAATTTTTTCTAATTCATCTTTTGTCATGTTTTTCCCTCATTTTTTTAAAGTTAATTTCTACTACTTCTGGTTGTTTAAAAATATCCACTATCGCAACGCTGTGATATTTTGCACCAGTATCGTTAGAAAAATTTCTACGAGCAATTTCTGCCGCCTTCACAATGTCTTCAGCGTCAATTATATGAGTTGCAGAAACCACGCCTTCCACAACTATTTGGTAAGTTTTTTCGGCCATCACAAAACACCCCCAGTTTTAAATTGAATGTGTTGCGTCACGGTGTTTTCAATCTCATTGTTGAACTCCATAAACATGCGGTCTGCAACCGAGGTGACTTGCTGGACAAAATGAGGCCAATC